TTGGGTTACTTCTGCACATTCTTCTTGTGCAATCAACATAATCTCATTCGTGTCATTCATATAATTCTCCAATATCAAATTCAAATCTATCAGCCATACGCTTCAGCGTTTCTTCAGGTACGTTGTGTACAGAACCGAAAGAGTTCTGGCACAAGATCACAGTTGGAATTATACCGTATTCTCTTGCAATGTCAAAGTAAGGTTGCAACTCTTTCTTAGTAGTGAATGTGTTAGACACTACAGGAGAGAATCCTCGCTTCAACAACTTGCGTGTTTCGTCTTGACACCACTGATGGGCTTCGCCCAGCTTCGCAATATCGAATACATAATCTTTACCCCAGAACTGGTCTGTCTCAAGATGCCAGTAATAGCCAATCAAATTCTTAGCCAAAATAGACTTACCAGAACCTGGAAGACCACGAATCAATAACAGTTTCATATTTATTCCTTAATGAACCCTAACACAGTGAATTATGCCCCAAGTCAAGTGTTTTGTCAAGGGGCAAATGAAAACCCCTCAATGCAGAGGGGTTATTCTAGTTAGAGAAAACTAAAGGATTACAGGGGCATCCAGAGCCACATACCTTGCGTCATCAAAACTAATGCAAGAACACCAACTCCCCATGAACCCCAATACATTCGAGTGTCAACTGCAATGATAGAAGCAGACAAGAGAACGATTGCAAGTTGGAACAACATCCCAGAAAATGTCAACCATGGGCTATGTTTCTTAGCTTCGTCACGTGCGTCTTTGTGTGCCTGTGCCTTTGCAAGAAGTTCTTTCTTACCTTCCATTGTCTTTGGATCAGACTCATAACGATCAATCTTCTTTTGTAAGACAGCTTTACGTTCTGGACTCTTGGCTTCTTCAAGTTGACCTTCTGCAATAGACTGTTTGATAGACTTAGCTTGGAAGAAGCTATAAGTGTCACTGGCTTCAATCAGGTTGGTCATTGCTGCCCCACTGAATGAATTTGAGTAGTAAGTGTTTAGTGCTAGGAACAAAGCCATAACAACAATTACCAAACCTGCTTTATCTTTAATAGCTGCTTCACGCTCACTACGTGTGGGCACTTTTTTAATTTCTTCTGCCATATTTACTCCTTTTGGTTTATTTAGCCAAAGGATTATCTAAAGCCTTTTGAATTTTAGAGTCGACAGAACGTTCGATAGATTTTAGGGTGCCATCAACTTCTTTACGAGTTTGACGTAGTTCGTCACGAACATCTTTAACTGCAAGATCAGTCTCACGTGCTGATTGTTTAGCGCTGCGCTCAACATTCTCTGTAACACCTTCCAAGCGACGGATATCGTTCTTTAGATCATTCTTAATGTCTTGCGTATACTGAACAGACTTTTCAGAGTTCTGCATAGTGATTTCCATCTTCTTGTTTAGATCAGACAAGTCTGGAGCCACGTACTCAGTGATACGTTTCTTCATTCCTTGATAGTCTTTATAAACTTCAAAGCATCCATATAATCCACCAAAAATTGATGATACTAGAGTGAATGCAACCATCAGTTTGGCTGGGGTGAATTCATACCCACCAACACTGATAACTGTATCTTTACTAGCGTATTGTTTTACTGCTGATTCTGCTTCGTCAATCTTAGCGTTGACATCTTTGATTTCTTCTGCCATTTTACTTTTCCTTGTTATATTGTGAGTCTACCATCTCATTGTGTAGTCTATCTGTACCACCAAACATTCTTAGGTTAGCACGACTGTCAATATTCTTTTGATTATTATAAACTGTGAATGGTTTGTAGCCAGCAACATCTTGCATCATAACTTTACCATACGTGTCAAATCCAGGTGTGAACCCCATTGCTTGAATTACTACATTCTGGATCTGTTTTTGAGCTTCCATGTCAGCAACCTTACCCATTTCATTGGCTAGGTTCTTACCCTTCTCAACAGCATCTTTCTTTGCTGCTTCGGCTCTACGTTCTACTAACTGCTGACGAGCAGTTGGTGGTGCTGGTTTATCACCGCCTTGACCACCCTGTGCCATTTGAGGTTGTGGACCACCACCTTGTTTGTCTCCGCCACCCTCTGGTTTGCCTTCTGGCTTCCCTTCAGGTTTTCTTTCCTGTTGTGCCTGTGGAGCATTTGGAGGAGGTGGTGGAGCGACTAACTGTACAGGTGCAGCTGGTGCTGCTGCAGAGTTAGCCGATGTTACTGGTGGAGGTAGAGCTTTATCAACTGTTGCGCTACCAGTTGCAGATGGAGTTGTAGAAGGTGCTCCATCGTTACTTGGGGTTGGAGCATTCTGTGCGATAACACCAGCTGTTGCTACGATAGAAGCTGTTCCTTGTTGTTCAAGAAGCATCTTAGTTGCATAAGCAGTCGAATATGTTGGGCACTTCTGATCATACAATCCATTTAGCGTGCACTGTTGAGAAAAGTACGCTTCTTTATAACCAATACAGTCAGTAGCGTATAGCGGATTAGCAGTGCACTGCTGAAGTTTATATGCCACATCGTAGCCAGCACAGTCAGTGGCGTATAGAGCACTCAAAGAACATTGCTGAGTCTTGTACGCTGCTTCATAGCCTCTACATGTGGTGGCATAAAGTGGATTGATAGAACACTGTTGATCCAGATAAGCTGCTGCATATCCAGGACAGTCAGTAGCATAAAGAGAATTTAACGAGCACTGTTGTGTATGGTATGCGTCAGAATATCCAGAACATGAAGTTGAATACAGCGCATTCAATGAACATTGTTGATTTGTGTATGCTGATTGGTATCCAGAACATGTGGTTGCATAAAGTGGATTAGTAGAACATTGTTGAATTAAATATGCAGCTTGGTATCCAGAGCATGTTTGTGCATATAAAGGATTTGTTGCGCACGGATCAACAATGATATCTGGTGTTTGTCCAGTAGTAACCTGAGTTAATCCAGGAATCATAAAATTCTGGTTTAACCCACCTTGTTGGATAACAGCAAACTCGCCCTTAGACGCATCACCGATAACTCCAATTGCTGGAGTATTCCATGATATCATGGCACCTGTCCAGCGCATATCAATTCCACCAGTGCTATCAATCTTTAATTCGAAGCTGGTTTTATTCGTTGGATCGCCAAGACGTTCTACGCCATACCAACCATATGTCATGGTATTGGAAGTGCCTAGAGAATAGTGATTTCTACCAGTACCGCCATACATGTCTGTCTGCATCATTAAGATGCTGTAGTTGTATGCTGATGGAGTATTTCTATCAATCGTTATGCCGTTGCAGCAGAACGTATTATTAGCAGGAAACCCAACAACAGGTGGTCCAAATTGAACCGCCCCATTGCTGTACATTGTAGAGTTGTTGAACGTTTTATCAAAAAATGGGAAAGAAAACGGCAGTGGCACGTTTGCATAACCATCATCCCATAGTTGATACGCCGTAGCAGCTGGGTTATTATTGATGTTTTGTAATGGCTGTGGGTTAACCATCACATTCAACGATAATGGACTTCCAGGAATTGGTATAGTTACAAGTTGTGCTTGTGCTACTGAACAACTCAGTACAAGACCAAGTACAAGACCTGCCAGTCTAGACATGGTTAGTCCTTGCTTTTAACTTTTTGAGGCTGGCGGGTTGGGTCTGCTTCCCAGATGGCTTTGGCTTGCTCGCCGATTTTGCCATCTACTGGACAAGGTGTACCTGCATTCAACATAGCGGAGAATACACGTTCATCTTGACACATAATGGAAACGGCTGCAACCTTCATACCCATATCGTAGATACCACGAGCGAGCTTTAGTCTTTCGCAGTTCTTATCGGTTTGAGTGCCACCCATTGAGATACCAAGAATCTGCGTTTGTACGGCTGCAGAAGCGCCAACTGCACAAACGTCACTATTAATAACTGTAATGGCTGGTGCAACTGCCGTTGGAGGAGGGGATTTAACAGTGGTAGTGCTGTTAGAGTTAGAATCTGTAGTGCTTCTAGAAGTCGAGTCAGTAACGATCGGATCAATTGCCCAAACGTTTGTAGATGTAGCCATAACAAAAAGAACCACAGATGTGATCTTTTTGAACATCGGTTTTCCTTAATAGTTGTTAGTATAAAGACATACAACAAGTATTTAGGATTTTGATTGTTGCAGTTCGTCTACTTCATGTTCGATCGTTTTTACTTCAACACCAACGCCACGATTAACTTTATTCAAGAAAGACTGGGCTTTCCCGAATAGTTCATCGGTGTTTTTAACTTGGCGTCTTGTGTAGAGTTCTTGTTCCCATTCTTTCGAAGGTTCTTCTACAGTAACATTTAGATCTTCATCAGACTCGACTACCACTTCATTGTTAGTTAGAGCAATATGCTCTTCCGCTTCTTTAGCAGCAGCCATCAAAGAATTCGCAGGTTCTGGTAGTTCAACTTCTTCTACCGTTTCAACAATATCCTCGATATGAATCTGAATTGGTTCGGGAACAATTGGATCTGGTAATTGATAATCGGCTTCAGGTTCGATTACTTTAGTATCTTTTCTCTTTAGATTCCAGTTAGCTGCAATTAACAGAAGAACTGCCAATGGATCGAACACCGCAACAATCATCATAGTGACGAATCGAACTGCCTTTTCAAGGATATCCTCTGTTGCTGTACCTTCGTAAATTACTGCAGCAATGTACTTGATTGGACCTACTTCAGCCTCAACCTTTCGTACTTCAGACGCAATGGGTGCACGTTGCTCTTGTAGGGCAGCAACGTTAGTCTGAGATTTGGATATCTCCGCAGCCAATTGACTACGTTCTTTCTGTTGCGATCGACGCAGAGATGCTGCTTTAGTGGCACCGTTTTCATTATCTGTGCGTGCCATTGTTTGGTCAACAGCCTCGTCCATCTGTTTAAGAGCTTTGCGATTGGCATCAATATTTTCCTTCTCAGTCTTAATCTTCTCATCAACAATAGCTAATTTAGCTGCAACATCTCCTGACGGAACTGCTTGATCCAAGTGAGCCTTCGACAAGAAGCCGAAGATACCCATTGAAGTTAGGAACATCAGAATTAGTAGGGAGATGGTGAAGTAGGTTTTCATCATCAACGGGATTTCTTTCCAATTGCGATACAACCAAGATGCGATTACGAGTTTAGCTGCGCCTAGCAAACCACCCATAATGGCGATAGGAATTGGGGCTGAAGCAAAGATAGCCATCAGACCGACAATGGCGTACCACTCTGCCACAGTGGACAGAGACAATGCGATAGCGAATAGTAGATATGTCATAATTTATTCTTGATATGAGAACCATGGACTCGAACAGAAATTTGTCCGTTATAGTAGTCGTCTGATTCTAATACTCTCCTTGAAAATTGTTCTCTTGCCTCAATGTAAGAGCACTCAGCTTTGGACTTACAAAAGAATAGAATCTCTCGGGTGAAGTTATCCTTCCCGAGAGTCTCTACGTCTTTATTTAGTTCTATACTTGAACCGTAGTAGTCCATCCAATCAGAGTCGATCTTCGACTTGATCTTCTTTTTCTTCTTCACCCCATTCTTCTGAGTAACCGTCTTGTAGGTTGTCTTAGAGAACTTGGCTAACTTCTTACCCACGTACATACGACTGCTGGCTCTGTTCGTAATTAAATAAACAAAGCCAACACAGTCTTCTGGCAACTCTTCAACGGTAATATTATTAAATGTCCACATAGTGGACTATTTATCTCAATACTTTGACGTTACGTTCCGAACGTTATAATCACGCTTTACCATGATGTTCATAGCTACCGCTGCCCGAGGTACATTGGTTAGGTTATGTGTCACCCCATGGCGCAAATATCCAGGG